ATGCCAATTAAATGGAGCACCTGGAAACCACTTACTCGTATTTGCAGTAAGAGAAAAATTTCCTAAAAATGACGGTATCTGACACAAAGCGCGAATAGAATGATCATCAGGATCATCATCAAAACGCTTGGGATCAACATGAAAAACCTCATTATTCCCTAAATAAGTTCCATCATCAGATGGCATAAAGGTAAAAGGAGAAAAGGGAGTAGGTGCATTAAACACTCGCTCACCTTTATCTTTTTCTGCCTTAACAAATGAATTAGAAACTTGTTTGGCTTTAGAGGACTGAAACAACTGGTAAGCTTTCTGAGCAAGAGTACTAATACCCCGACCAGAATTAACCAAAGTTTCCATAACGCCAGACACCTGAGTAGCAGTAACCATAGCCCCAGCTGCAGTAGCAGCGGTTACAACACCTATTGTACTAGGTTGAACCGGCGACATAACCATACTTTGATGTTGGACCAATTCTGTAATCGCAGCAGGACGAATCAACGATAAACGCGGATTAATCAAGCGAGCAAAAACCTGTATTCGGCCACTAGCTCCAGGAACAAGTTGGTCACTAACAAACAAAGTACGAAGCCAAAACCTACAAATATTTTCCAAATTTGTAGAATTGGCTATTCTATCTAACCAATCAGAAGCTGCCACGTAAGGCATGACAAAAGTCCGAGCACCAGGATCGGCAACATCAGCAACATGCGACTTACACAACAACAACCGATTGGTTTGAACTGGAGCAGGATCTCTCCAGGGCAAATATCCAAAAGCATAAGAACCAACTAAAGACTTGCTTTGAATATTTTCTATACGAACTTCTATAGCATCAAAAGACGATAATCTAAAATAATTAAAAACAGTCCCTATAACAGGATTCGCTAAAATATTAGTCAAAGGATTGATCGCATAAGAGATACCAGTAGAATTTGAATAGACATCCGATCGACAAAAAACTTCCCTAGACATCACCGCAATGGGTGTCTCATCAGGAAAGGGCATAAGTCGATGAACGACAGTTAAGGTACCATCTGTTTTGTTTTCTTGCGAAACAAACTCAGCAATGCCGGTATCTAAAGGCACGGAATCATTATTAAACATTTCTAAACTAATCTAGGAGAATATGCATGACTTACAAGATCACGAAAGCCATACTTCAAAAGTCGGAATTTTACTTCTACCTAGAGCGCGATCCGTTGCTTTCCAAACAACGTCCATGCATTCTCTATACGAAGGGAGAGGAACACTACCCCTTTAATTTTACGTCTCCACGACGGATTTATATGTGGTTTACTCCACAGGCCAGAAAACTAGCCCGACAGGCAAACAAGCCTGTTACATTCCTGCAACTCATATGAAGGAATCTCACAAGACTTATTGACCAAACGCATTCTCGCAAGAACTTTATCACGGTACTCATTATAAATAATGGGTCCATGATGAACTAACTCACGAAATGCGCAATCAATATTCATAACCAACGCCTTATCTTTAGGATTAAGCGGACCTGGGCGACAATAAAGCAGAATTCCATTAATAGATTCCAACTTCAAAGGTGCCAAAGTATCATCACTATCCATAAAAGAACGCGAAAGAAAC